CTTTTTTCCGTATCGAACAAGCAAACCACGTCTTGGGCAGAAGGACTCTGGGTCGAGTACAACTGGGGTCTGGGTGAGTGGAACGTATGGGCAGTAGAAGTAACCGCTGTCCATGTAGCTGTCGCCCTTGTAACCCATAAGCAACTGGTTGGTTGGGAAGAGTGGATCTTTGTAGAGGCGATAGCGGTTAGCTACTGTTCCGACATACTGCACACCCAAGGATGAGGTGAAGGTTTCGGATGGAGCAGGAGCGAAACCGGCGGTTGCTGTCTCAAAGATTGAAGCAACTTCAGGTGAGGTCACGATGAAGTTAGCGCCGCCACGGAGGGTCTTTCTGTGGATGACGTTAGAAACTTCGATGATCTTAACATAAAGAGCTTCGTACTTTTCCTTGATGGTCTGACCGATTGCAGTTGAGAAGTCCCAAGCTGAAACCGTACCAGCGTTGTTACGAAGATCGCCGAGAACTTCACGGTCGATTTCGAGGTTGATTTCCTGAGCGAGAACAGCGGTCAACTCAGCTTCAGCATCAAGGTTGTGCTGTGAGCGGAGATCCTGCTGTGCTTCATAGGACCATACTGCCTTCAACTTACGGGTCTTGGCAATAATGTCTTCTGACTCGATTACCAAGTTGATTTCAGGAAGATCCTGATTACATTCCATATTGTACTCATAAGAGAGAACAACATAGTTAGAACTAGCATTGCCACCTGTCCAAGCAAGGGTGAATTCACCAGTGGTGAGATCGATGCTTGTGCCAGAAGTAGTACCCTTAACGGTTGGTGTACCGATGTCTGTGAAGCTGAAAGAGCCAGCTGAAGACACAACGAATGTCTGGATAGCAGTTCCAGCGTTGTAAACAGTACCGGTGATGGTGCCAGCGAGGATTGGTGTGTGTTCCAATGGGCTGAATACGCTAGTAGTGGTGCCGCCTGCGTTGGTGCTGGTGGTTTCGTTGTTTACGAACTGTGATGAGTAGTAAACATCGAGGTTAGCAGTACCGTCAGCAAGCTGCTGGAGTGAATTGATATCATCTCCGGGGAAACCACCGTTGTTGCTAGCTCCACGAACGCTACCCTTGTTGGAAGAATAACGGAAACGGAGATAGTAAACCAAACCGGTTGGTCCGAGGAGTGGCTGAACGCTGACGATCTTGTTAGCGATCAACTGTGGGTAGATACGGCGGACAAGGGGAATTGAAATCCTCTTGAATTGTGCCACATCTGCGGTGTCGGTTGAAACTTCATTGAAAAGCTTTTCTCTTTCGAGCATTAGGCGTTGGTTCTCAAGAAGAACTGCGGTAGCAGAACGGGTATGAGTGTCCTCGATACCCTTGAGAAGACCAGTTCTAGCCCAACGGCTCTCTAGTTCTTTAGCTTCGTTAAGATAAGCTGCATTAAGACTCATTTTAATCACCTTTCTTTAGTATAATTACTTAGCCTTTTTAATTCCTGAAAGAACGAGAAGATCGTTGTCTGCATTTACTGATGTTGATTCAGAGATTACCTGAACATTTTCAGTAACTAACTGACCTCTCCCGCTTACGCTCTTTGCTCTCACGCCACGCTCTTTCTGCTCATTAACGATACGCTTGGTGTTATTAACACGGCTTTCGCTAATGACTTCAGAAGCTCTGCGAACGCTCTCATTCAACTTGGTATTTTCAGTTGAAAGTCGAATGTTGCGGGCTTCCATCATACGAAGCTGACCCTTAAGATCTTCAACACTCTTACGAGATTCTTCGAGCTTACCGGAGGTGCTGAAGAATTGTTCGTCGCCTGAGATGTAATCAGAGGCAATGTTGACAATCTTGTCGAGTGCAACTTTGTGTTCAACAATACGGGGGTCAGCAAGAAGATCTCTCTTAGCTTGCTCGTAGATTTCTACGCCCTTAACTTGGAGGAATTCGTCAACCTTATCGACGATGTATTCCTTCATGTCCTTAAGTTTAGCATCGTATTCTTCGTAAAGATCGCTTTCGACGCTATTCTTGTTACTTCTTTCGGCAATAAGCATCTGATAAGCTTCTTCATAGCCTTCTTCAAGAGCGTTTTCAAACTCGTTCTTTTGGTTTGAAATTCTTTCCTGAAGATCTGCAATGATTGAATAAGCTTCGCTATATCCCTTGTAGGCGGTTTTTTCGGCTTGAGAAAGTTCGCTTGTAAGCTGAGAATAAGCTTCTTCAAGATTCTTATTGAATTCAGCTTCCATTTCTTTCTTGGCTTCTTCCAACATGTCGTTAACAGCGTGACTGACTTCATTCACCTGATCAGCTGGAAGAAGATTCTTTAAAGAATTGAAAATCTTGTTCATCTCACAGTCTCCCTATTATGTTACTGGTTTTAGTTTTAATAAACCCGCCTAAGCAAGCTATTAATGCGTCCTTATTAACACTATGTATGCTTCTGCTTTCATTTCTTGAAGAAAAATTATCAAGAATATAGTTTTCCCTAGTAATTTTCTTCTGAAATGCTTGATAAGTAGAGGGATCTGCAACTGCGTCAAATGTGATGAGCTTGTATGATTCGGTGATCATCAAGACACCTTTGTCATTTGTTGAACCGTTGCCGACACCTCTTGAAGAAATACCCACACGCACACCGTCATTGATAAGAGCCTTAAGGATCTTGCCATGAGGAGTGTTGAGGATTTCTCCTTCTCCCATCAAAGATTTGCCTTCCCACCATAGCTTTGTTACGACATGGGAAGCTTTTTCGAAATGGATAATAGAATCGGATGGGTGGTCAAGTTCGCCAACAAGACCTCTTGCATTGACGCATTCCACCAAATCACGCATATTTTTATCTAATACGTTAAATCCATAACATCTGTTGTTTTTATTTACTTCATCGGCTTGTTGGAATTTACCACGGAACCTAGTGAGTCCACCAATGGTGGACTCATTTAGATCCATGTGAATCCCGCCGTTTGAACAGCAATCCACAAGTAGCATGCTCACATCAACCCCTTTCACTACCCTTGAGTAATTTGAAGCTGTTAGCAAGAGTCATACCATTAGCAGGAATGTAAGGATTCTTGAGTTTGTTCCAAGTGTCTGGACCATTGTCCTGACCAAGAATATCGCTGTCTGAATCAATGGTTTTTTCACCATGAATCTTGAAATCGCCTGCTTTTGGCACATAAGGATTCTTGACATTTGGATAAACATCAGATCCGTCTTGAGTCAAATAACCTTTCTTTAAATCCTCGATTCCAAGCTTGTCATAAGACTTACCATCGCTAACGAATGGTGAACGGGTTGAAGCATATTTGCCGGGAGTACCGTCAATTTTGCTGTATCTTGAAATTGGCTCTACATCGCCGGTTACAGTGTTGTAAACCTTGTTACCAACATACCAATCACCACTCATTGGAAGATTAGCTGCTGCTTTAAGCATTGCAGCTGCTTCTTCAAGAACATCAATGTCAAAAGCCTTCTTGCCAATAAGGGCGTTTTCAATATCACCCATATAACCAGCAATTTCATGCTTGATGTATGCATCGCCATAATGTTCTGCAAGACCTGCAAGGCTATTAAGAGCCTTGTATGTGTCTTCGAAAGCCATTCTTTCGGTCTTAGCTGCTTCATCAAGCTTTTCAACCATGCTTTCAGTGGCATACTTGAAACCTTCGTATCCATCAGATTCAAACATATCTGCCAACTTGAAGATCTGATTTACTTTATCTTTGTAGTTGTCATAGCTGGTTCTCAACAAACCTTCAGCCAAGAAAGCGCAAGTATCATCATCAAAGTTCTTTGCGCCTTCGCTGATCAAAGTATCGCTGATCAACTTGGTCAATTCGCCTTCGGTGAGATAAATCACGCTGGGGAAAGCAGCAACGACATTTTCAATGGTTTCCTGAAGTTTAGATGCATCACTCATAGCGTTGCACTTCTTCATATCCTTGCAAGCAAGACCCCAATGGATGTTACGAGAAAGCATCTTCATAAGATCTCTTTGAGTCATAACATCTGTGTTAAGAGTCTTCCAGTTGAAAGAAAGAAGTTTAGCTTCATTCTTAAGCTGAGAACGAGGTATAGCCAATGAAACAACATTGCCATGCTTGTCCCTGACGGTTTCGCTCAAGGTTGGTGCGCCAAATGTCTTGAAATCAACATAGTCAAGAACATTCTTGGAAACAGCAGCCCATTCCTTAACTGTTTTTGAGCTAGCCTTTTTAGTAATATTTGCCATCTTCTTAGGTGAGTGCTTTTTCATAAGCTCTTCACGCTTGCTGTCGTGCTTTTTGGCACCCTTTTTAGCTGATTTCTTTTTAAGATAAGCGAGAAGCTGAGGAGGCATTTTGCCTTTGCCATGCTTCTTAGCTTCGTTGATAACGCCTTCTTGTAGGCTAACACGAACATAAGGAAGGCTGAAATAGCTAGAAAAAAGATCGCTAGCACTATTCTTATTATCATCAAGAATAGAATCAACCATCTTATCAAGGATTGATTTACCTTCATTGATTTGAGAATCTTCATCAACGATCAATTCTTCGATATTTTCAAGCAAAAGCTTGGAATCGTCAATGATATAGGTCGCATGAACCAAAGTGCCCTGATCTGTAGCAAAAGTAGCTTCGCTTTCTGTGATGCCGAATAGAGCTATATTATCTTTGCCAAGTGCCGTAGCAATGGCATCTGTAGCTTCGTTAAGTTCTTTTTCGGCTGTCTGGAGGAATTTACTTTCAATCTGCTTGAAGACATCATAGTCGATGAGTTTTCTCTTCATTTTGTACTCCCAAAAAAACATGTTTAATTCACAAAGAGTGCGAATTTTTAGAATTCTAACTCATATCTATGCAGGAGACTTTAAAAAAAGAAGGTAAACATGCAAACATTCAGTGATTTTATTAGTCAGAGATTTGGTTTGAGTGAAAATCTTGATCAAAACCAGCAAAAAGTACCATCAAAAATGGCAAAAAGAGCTCATGAGTTAAAAAATATTATCAATATGATTTTAGAAAATCCAAATTATTTTGATGATTTTTTTGATTCAGTAAAAGATTTTGTTCATGAAGTTCGTGATAATGATTTGGCTGAAAGATTACAAAATTTGAAAGATGATGTCAAACAAGACAATAAAGAAAAGGGATTGGCACAGGAAGAAGGAATATCAGACAATCCAAATAATCTGCCACCAAATATGGGTGGCTAAGATTTCTTAAGTCTTTCGCCTTTTTTCAATTTCCTTCCTGCCCATGTTTTGGGGAAATTGAATTTTACGCTATTGTTATCAAAATAAAAATCAATATATTTTTGCTTAACTTCTTCCTCATTAGTTGTTGCATATCTTTCTTTTAACCGATCTATAAAACCTTCGATGGTGCTTTCCATTTCTTTTATTTTTTCTTCACCATAAATTTTAGGTAATTGTTTTTCTGGATCTTTATAATCTACTTGTAAGTGCTTATCTTTAACGCCTTTAACTGTTGCTACAATATTAGTTCCTTTTATAACAAACCTATCACCGGGAGAAAATTCATCTTCTGCGTTTAATTCTGAGTTAATTACATAAATTCTGCTTGGTTCAAATACACATATCTGATCACCATCTAAAAGTCTGCTTAATCCTTTGCCTTTATACCAAACTGCATCACATTTTTCTTTTAAGGTGTTTGTTAAATTGATTGTAGATTGCATTCTTTTGAGTTCATCAAAGCTATTATCCATATCGTAACCATTTGCTTGCCACCATTTCATCATGGTATTTGGACTACCAAAATTAATTGTTTCCAACCTTGGAACATCTAAGTAGTATGGTCTAAGACCAGCAACAGAACCCCCATTATAATTTCTGGCAATCGCCTTGACTGTTGTAAAATATACACCATAACCAAGATGATGAACTGGTGGAGGAATTGATCCTGCTCCATATCCACCCATTGGATATCCATGAGAAATATCGCCTGTTCTTGGCAATCCTA